CATCTGATATGTGGTCTTACGCTAGTAGAGTTAAAGTTACTTACGCTTCAGGGGGTGTTGCTTATGTAGGCACTACATCATCGGGATGGGGTAGTCCAAATATGCTGCCATTAGATTATGCTTATGTGTTATGTGGACAAGTTTCTAATGGAAATACATCTATACCTCCGGGTAGTGTTGTTCTATCAGTTGGAGACACAATAGAGCTTCAAGGGAAGATTGATACACAAAATATAATAGGATGCGAGCCTGATGTAGATTTATTATTCGGATATAATTCTTCTGCAGCAACAGCAGGTTCTACTAGACCTAGTATGTCAATTACATTTGATGATGCATCTATAAAATTAGGAGGGTATATCAATTATAACAATATACTTCCTTGTGGTGTTAGTCAAACGGATTACATAAAAAGTATATCTCAGTTGTTTAATCTTTATTTTACAACTGATGTTCAGTCTAAAACAGTATATATAGAGCCTTTTAATAAATTCTTTAAATCAAAAGAATATTCTTCAAATTGGGATATGAAAGTAGATTTATCTAAAGATATAGTAGATGATTATGATATAGGACTTAAAAGAGAACTAACAATAGGATATAAAGAAGACAACTCAGATGTTTTTCAGCAGGAACAAAACTTTAAATCTAACATATATGGAGACACAACTAAATTATTTAATTATAATGAAAATCTAGGAGATAATTATGAGTCGGGAGAGATTAAAATTATAAATAATTTATTCTCTTCATCTACGCAGGTTTGGGACAATGATGCTCACGATGATTCTACTGCTATAAAAGCTCCTATCTTGATTCCTAACTTATGGAATGAGGATTGTTATGCGGGAATAGGGTTAGGAAATAGCCAATGGAGACCTGCACAGCTAATGGCTTCTTTTGTTCCTCGAATATTTTATTATTGTTGGGAAAATCCTGTAAATTACACAACGATGCCAAATGGTTTAGTTGCTAATGCAAGTGGTACTCAAACATATTGGTCTAGAGTATTTAGTAATGGAAGTCCATTTCAAAACCAAACAGTTTACCCTAGAGCTACATTTGTAGATTGGGAAGAAAGAATACACTCAATTACTCAACGACCATCGCTATCTTTTAATGATGAATTATTTACAGCTCCCGGTCAGTTTAATGTAAATGAAGTGCCGGGATTATATACAACATATTATAAAAATATGATAGAGCAATTAAAGCAAGCTCCTCGTATTAGAACTGTTTATATTAATTTAAAAATTAGCGATATATTAAATTTAGACCTAAGAGAATTAGTTTATCTTGATGAATCTTGGTGGAGAGTAAATAAAATTTCAGAATTTAGTCCTGCTAACAATGAATCAACAAAAGTTGAATTAATACAATGGTTAGAAGTTGGACATTATCCTGTATATCAGAATACTGATATTATAGATTACACTTAAAATAAATATGAGAACATATAATAAAACTAAATCACACCAAAATATACCTAGAAGGAATAGTGCGTCTGAACAAAATTGGAATCCAATTAACAGTTCTTCTATGTCTACTAGTGATACAGGAATTGTAAGTCTTTCAAAGGGTAATGTTTATTACGATACTAATCCTGAAGGTGCTGAAGAAATAGAGAATGGAAGTAATGCTGTTGCAGGAACTGATTGGAACGCTAATTCAAATTGGGATAAAACAATAGCAGGATTTTTCAGTTGTGATGGGACTTCAAATGATGACCTAAATCAAGGAACTACTATTGCTGAAATAGGAAAGTCTTATGTTTTAAGTTTTCAAGTATTATCTATATATTCAGGTAATTTTGTTATGACTTTTGGTGGTGTTGTAGGGGATAATAGATACACTACAGGTATTTATTCTCAAATAATTACAGCTACAAATACTGATAGAGTAAGAGTGAGACCTAATGCTTCAGGTACAGTTGGAAGTGTTACAGGCATATCAATAAAAGAAGTAACAACAGAAGAAGACTCATTATATTCTAAAACTCTTGTTAGTGATGAGTATGGTAATCTTGTGGAACTGCTGAGGTCATCAGATATAGAAGATACTTCAGCTTTAGGTTCTTATGTTAATAATCAAACTATCCATAACTATCCAAATGAAAGACTTGGATATGTAGATGGAAGACCTAGTAATGCTGAAAAAGACTCAAATATAAAGTTTACTTTTGAGGTAGATACTAATAGTCAGACATTAGGGAGTGAAGAAGAGGTAATATCAGACACAAACCAATTCCAATTACCTTTAGTTTCAAATGGAGCTATTAGTATGAATGTAGATTGGGGAGATGGAACTTCAGATGTTATAACAACTTATAATCAAGCTGAAACTCTTCACACTTATGCTGCATCAGGAGTTTATACTATAAAGATTACTAATGAGGTTAGGGGTTGGAGGTTTTCTGATTCAGGAGATAAACTTAAAATAAATGATATAAGTAATTGGGGACAGTTTACTATAACTGATACTCAAACGTTTAAAGGCTGTTCTAATATGACTGCTACTGCTACTGACTCTCTAATTATAGGAACTACAAATCTGTATCAGACCTTTAGAAATTGTTTATTATTTAATGGAGTTGTTAATAATTGGAATACTCGTGGAGTTGTAGATATGCAACAAGTATTCTTAGGGTGCAATAACTTCAATCAACCCATAAATAATTGGAATACAAGTTCTGTTATATATATGAATTATATGTTTGCTAATTGTGATAATTTCAATCAACCTTTAAATAATTGGAATTTAAGTTCTGCACAAAGTATGTTTGGTGTTTTTTATGCAGCCCATAAATTCAATCAGCCATTAAATAATTGGGATGTAAGTTCTGCTACTGAGATGAGTTATATGTTTTTTAGAGCTTATGAATTCAATCAATCTTTAAATAATTGGGATGTAAGTTCTGTTACTCTTACGCTCAATATGTTTTATCAAGCTTATGACTTTAACCAACCATTAAGTTTTTGGGATACTAGTTCTTTTGTTAGAATTGAGGGTATGTTTGCTTACGCTACTAACTTCAACCAAGACTTAGGTAATTGGAATATTGAATCAGTAACAAATATGAATGACGTAATGTTAGGAGCAACACTTGGGACTTCTAACTATGATTCTTTATTAACAGGATGGTTAGGTTCTCCTACGGTAGTAGAACCTGAACTCGTAACTAATGGGGATTTTACTCAACTACCTTTAGGTACAGGTTGGACAGTAAGTTCTGAAACTACTGATAATTATGTTGTATTTGATGGCAGTACGGCAAGATTAAAGTTTTTAAATACAAGTCCTATTACTGAGTTAATAACATCGACTTATATCCTAACAGCAGGAAAGACATATGAAATAATTGTAGATATTTCAGAGAGAGTTAGTGGAGGTGTAAAAATAGATGGTGCAGGAATAACAGAAACTTTTAATACTTTAGGAATAAATACAAGGATAATTACTCCAACCGGTAATACTCCTTTAAAATTTTATAGAGCGACTGCTAATGTAGATATTACTTTTAATAGTGTATCAGTAAAAGAAATATTAAATACTGCTCCTACAGACTTAACTCCTAACTTTGGGAATAGTGAATATAAATTCTACGGAGACGCTGAAACTGCTAGGAACGAATTAGTAAATGATTATGGTTGGACAATAACAGATGGTGGTGGTGTTCTTCCTGTAGATGAATCATTTACATTTTCAGTAGATACTGATAGTAGTACTTTGGGGAGTGAAATGGTTGATAATTCAGATTTTAGCTTAGGAGATAATGGAGATTGGTCAAAAACCAACGCTACAATATCTAATGGACTTGCTGAAATAAATGTTATAAGGGGGGCATACGCTTCTATTTATCAAAGTTTAACATATACTTCCGGTGAAAAATATAAGTTAACCGCTACGTTAAGTGGTACTGCAGGTAAGGTAATGAGATTTCAGGATAATTCTAGTAATGTAGGGGGGTTAACTTCAGTAAATGGAGCAGTAACATTAACAGGAGCAACTCAAAATATAGAAATATTTTTTGAATCTAATAGCAATTCTCAAGGAATTAATGTAGCACGGAATTCTGCAGCAGGGGATTGGCAATTTACCGTTACTAACGTATCAGTAAAAAAAGTATTATCAGATACAGACCAATTCCAATTACCATTAATATCATCAGGAGATATAAATATGGTAGTTCATTGGGGAGATGCTACTACAAGTAACATAACATCTTACAATCAAGCAGAAACTTTACATACCTATGCATCTGCAGGAACTTATACTATAAATATTTATAGAGAGGTAAAAGGTTGGAAGTTTAATGAAGGAGGAGATAGGCTTAAGATGGGAGTTATAAGTAATTGGGGAGGATTTAATATAACTGAGCATTCTTCATTTTTCGGATGTACTTATATGACTTGTACTGCTACTACCGCTCCTATTATTTCAACTACTAACTTACAAAATACATTTAGGAATTGTGATTTCTTTAATGGAGTTGTTAATAATTGGGACGTTAGAAATGTTACTGATTTCTATACAATGTTTTTCAGATGTTTCGCATTTAATCAGCCTTTAAATAATTGGGATACAAGTTCTGCTACTAGGACGAGATATATGTTTTATTATTGCAATAATTTTAACCAACCCATAAATAATTGGGAGATGAAGTATGTTGAAGATATGGGTCATATGTTCCGTAATGCTAATAATTTTGACCAAAATATAAGTCAATGGGATATTACATCAATAATAGATAACTCTACAAGTAGTATGGGTGGTTTTATGACAAATGTAACTCTATCAACTGCTAACTATGATGAATTACTTATGCAATGGGAGGATTCAGGTTCAGTACAAGAGCCTGAACTTATAAGCAATGGAGATTTTGATGAGATAGGAGCAGAGGAGATACTTAATGGAGATTTTAGTGAGATAGGTAGTGAATTTATGCTTAATCCAAACTTTGTAACAGATACTAATTGGGGTGGCTCTTCAAGTATAAATACAGAAACTCAACAATTAGCTAAAACATCAGGAGGTTTAGCATATCAAACAACAGGCGGAATAACTGCAGGCAATTCATATAAAATAATTGTAGATGTAGTGAGTTTAGATGGAGCTACTACACTTTGGGTAGCAGGTAGAAATTATTCATTAATAGTAGGACTACAGATAATATATGCTGTAGGAGGGAGTAGCACTTGGGGCGGGGGAAGAGTAGGAATTAATAATGGATATTCATCAGGTGTAGGTTCTGTATTTAACAGCATATCAGTAAAAGAAGTAGGGCAGTATTGGGTAGTACCTGATGGTAGTGTAGAGTTTAATAATGGTGCTATTTTTGATATTAATACTAAACTGTATCAGAGTAATATTATAGTTGTAGGAAAACAATATAAAGTAACTTATGAGGTTACTGAAAATGTAGGAGGTATGACTTTAAGGTTTTATAATGGTGGTGCTTATTTTTATGTAGATGATAGTGTAGGTGTTCATACTGCTTATTTTATAGGCTCAGGTACTAATAATAGATTTTATACTAGTACTTTGTCAGGTACTTCATTAACATTAAAAAGCATCTCAGTAAAAGAGGTAGGGCAGGATTGGAGTATATCATCAGTTGGAGGTCAATTTTTTAATGCAAGTGGGTTAAGTTTAAATAGTAGCCAAATCGACACAAGCGGAGGAGGTACAGTTTATTCATCCTGCTCACAGGTTAGTAGTTTTTTTGAAATAGGTAAAAGCTACAAATTAGTAATAGAGGACTTAGATATTACAAGCGGCTCAATAGAGTTAAAATTTGGGCGTTCACACAGTTCCACTCCACCAAGACCTATACTAACCGCAGCAGATAATGGAACTTATGTGAATTATTTTACAGCCGCTAATCAGAACGATGGGTTTACGATAAATAGCAATGGAGGTACAGTTGCTACTCTAAGCAGCATCTCAGTAAAAGAGGTTTTAAATTCTCCACCTACAGGAATTACTACTAACTTTGGAGGTAGTCGATATACAGCAGAAGCTATTCCTGCTAGAGAAAGTTTAGTTAATAGTTATGGTTGGACAATAGTAGATGGAGGAGAATCTGTTTAATAAATAAAAAAAATGAAAGAATTAAAAGAAACAAAATTGTGTTATCCAACAGTAGAAACTTGGTTTATATGTTGGGATGACGATAGAGAGCAGATAAGAGCTTACGGAAGTATCTTACCTTCACAATGTATGGAAACGCCTTACAACGAAGTAGACTACTATACAGAGGAGTCTGAGTGGGCAGAAGTATTGTTAGCTAATGGAATCAATCCATTTCCTCCTGAGCCTGAGCCACCTCTTGAAATAGAAGCCGAGTAATGGCATACGAAATAATGGCTAAAGTGTTATTTACTGAGGGAGAGCAAATGAAAAGTCTCCTTCAGCAAGAACTTATAGCTCAAGACCATATAGCTTCAGGTAATTTACACGATTCTTTTGATGTAGATTTCAATATTCTTGGAAGTGCTATTCACTTGAGTATAACTAATAGTGCGGGATATGCTATAGCAGTAGATGAAGGTGTAAGTGCAGGAACTTTAGTAGGAATAACAAAGTTAATAAAATGGGTAAAAGATAAACAAGCAAGAGGAAAGATGTTACCTTTTGATAATGAAATAGCAATAACTATAGCTCAAAGAGTTCAGGATTCAATAATGGCAGGAGGAACTACAAGTCCTAAAGGATTTATAGGAAATGCAATGGATACAGCAAGAAAGATAGGTATGTTTGAAAGGATAGCTGCAGCAACAGGATTAGAAGTAGATGCAATTTTAGGAGAATCAGAAATAGATGATACAATAACAATAACCGCAACAATATAAAATTATGGCAGGAGCAGAACAAAAAATTATAGATGTAAAAATTAAAGGTGTTAATGACCTTCTTAAACTAAAGAAAGCATTAAAAGACCTTAAAGACGAACAAAAGAAAGTTACTAAGGTAAATAAAGAATCAGAGGCAGAATGGAAAGATAAAGAAAGAGCTATTGATAAGGCTACTGTAAAGGTAAGAGAAAATAGAAAAGCATTAATTGCTCAAACATCTGCTCAGAAAAAATCTACAAAGGCAGGTAGGTCTATGGGTTCAAGTATGCTTAAAACAGCCGCAACTATAACGGCAGTAATTTCAATCGTTAGGGTTCTTAGTCGTGTTTTTGTTACTGCATTTAAAACTTTTACTGAGTTTGAGTTCTCAATGGCTAAAGTAAGAGCAATATCAGGAGCTACAAATGATGAATTTATGAAGCTTACTGAAAGTGCTAAGGAATTGGGTCGTACAACATTCTTTACAGCAAAACAAGTAGCTGAATTACAGGTTAATTTTTCTAAGTTAGGATTTAGTGCTGATGAAATACTTAAGGTTCAGGCAGCTACATTAGATTTATCAATGGCTACAGGAAGTGATTTAGCTAGAGCAGCAACAGTTGCAGGTTCAGCAGTAAGAGGTTTTGGTCTTGATGCAAGCGAAGCAGGAAGAGTAGTTGATGTTATGGCTGTATCATTTACTAGTTCAGCTTTAGATATTGAAAAATGGCAAACATCTATGACTAAGGTTTCTGCTATTGCAGCAAGTATTGGAGTTGATATTGAGGGAACTGCTGCGGTTATGGGTGCTTTAGCAGATACAGGTATTGAAGCTTCTATTGCAGGTACGTCTTTAAGGAATATATTCTTAAAAATGTCTAACCCTACAGAGGCTCTAGCAAAGAGAATAGGATTTACGGTAAGTAGTACTGAGGATATGATTGAGGCTCTTAAAATACTTAAAAAATCTCAAATCGGTCAGTTAGAGATGCAAAGTCTTGTTGATAAAAGACAAGTAATTGCTATGGAGTCTATGATTAAGAATGTAGAGGAAATAGAAAAATATACTACAGCACTAAACAATGCAGAAGGAGCAGGTAGGGAAATGAGTGCTATAATGGAAGAAACATCTAAAGGTGCATTTAAAAAGTTTCAATCAGCTTTAGAAGGTTTATATTTATCTTTATCAGAAAGAGTTGCTCCCGCTGTAAATAAGTTGGCAGAATGGATGACTACATTAGCAGGGTCAATGACAGAAGTGGCTGAAGTAAGGTTATCTGATAAGCTTAGGAAAGACCAAAAAGCAATGAATGATTTATTTAATGCTATTAGAAATAATAACACAGCAACGAAAACTGCAGTTTCGCTAGTTAAAAAAGCAAATAGACTTTACGGAGAGCAATTAGGATATGAATTAGAAGCTATTGATAATGGAGAAGAATTATATTTCAGTAAACTTAAGAATTCACAAGCTCAAAGAGAACTTAATGCTGTGTTTGAAGATAAGATAAGATTACAAGCTGCTGAAGAGGTTATGAATGATGCTATAGCTAAAGATATGGCAAATCAATATCAACTAAAACTTAAAGCCTTAGAAATATCTAAATTAGAAACAAAACAGAAGGAGGAAATAGCTAAATTTAATGCTCTAAGCGACCCTAATAGTGATGATTTTATTAAGGATGCGGTAGAAAGAGGGGAGGCTATGTTTCAAATGGCTATACCTGCAGCAAAATTAAGCAGAAAGATAAAGCTATTAAAAAATGAGCAAGAAGAAATGAATAAGGAAATGGCTGAAGCTCCTGACTATATTGCTGCAGCTAGAGACCTTTGGATAAGTTATGGTGGAATTATAGATGATATTACTAAACCTATAGAATGTGGAACAGGATATGAGTGGGATGATTTATTAAAAAGATGTGTTAAAGAGAAAAAGACTAAGGTAACAGATTTTGCTGAAGAATTAAATCTATATAAAATTTCAGTTAGTAAAAGAACAACTGATACAATAAATTCAACTTTTATAGAAGATGAGGAAGATAGGAATATTGCTATATTAAATATGACAAGAGACTTACTAAAAGCGGAATTTGAATTATTTGCTGTTGGAGACAAAAGAAAAGCTGCTGCACATTTAAAATATCTAAAATCTATTGAAAAAGCTGACAAGGCTGTTTTAAATAAAAAGAAAAGAGCATTAGATAAAGACCTTAGAGATGCTTTAAGAAGGATAGACGAAGAAGGAAGAGCGAGTACACAAGGAACTTTAGTTATGGAGAAAAAATCTCTTGAAGCTAAAAGAGAAGCGTTAAAAAAGAAATTAGAGTTATATAAAAATTACAGTAAAGAAGTAAAGAAAATACTAGAACAAATAGAAAAGGTAGATGAGGATTTAGATGATAATGGTAAAGAAAGAAAAGAGGAGGCTCAGAAATTTGCTGTTGATTTAGCTCAAGAGCTTTCAAATATGACTTTCTCTATACTTTCCAACCAAATGGCACAAGAAAAAAGCAGAAGAGAAGAAGATATTCAGAATGGTTTTAATCACGAAATGACCGAATTAGATAGGCAGCTAGATAGAAAGTTAATTAGTCAGGCTGATTATGATGGAAAGAAAATGATTCTTGAAACTGAAACTCAAAATGAGGAGTTAGCATTACAAAAAGAGTTTGCTAGAAAAGAAAAAAATATAGCTATAGCTCAGGCGGCAGTAAATGCTGCACTAGCAATAACTGCAGCTTGGGTTTCTCCTTATACTGCTCCATTTGTAATACCTCTTATAATAGCTTCAACTGCTGCCCAAATTGCTGTTATTGAATCACAAGAATTTGCTAAAGGAGGAATGGTAGAGGAGTATGCTAATGGAGGTATGGTTCAAGGGAAATCACACGCACAAGGAGGGGAGAAGTTTGCAGTAGGAGGTAGAGTGGTTGAACTAGAAGGAGGGGAGGCTGTTATAAATAAAAGAAGTACTGCAATGTTTAGACCTCAACTATCCGCTATGAACTCAGCAGGAGGAGGGGTTAAGTTTGCTGATGGTGGAATAATGAGTAGTTCATCATTTACATCTGCTAGGTTTAATTCTTTATCATTAGGAGGCTCTCAATCTTCAGGAAGAGTAGTTGTGGTAGAGTCAGATATAACTAATTCTCAGAGTAAAGTAAAAGCAATTCAGTCTAATGCAAGTTTTTAAAAAATATTTTATATATTTGCCCTAAATGTTTGTAGATAAAAAAATAAAAGAAGCTCGCATATCAATATGCAAGAAGTGTGAGTTCTACAGGAACTTCATAATGCTAAAGAAACCAATAATAACAAAAGGTTCAAGGTGTGGGAAATGCTCTTGCTTTTTAGACGCTAAGGCTAGTTTAACAAAAGAATGGTTTGGTAAATGTCCAATAGATAAATGGGAACAGAAAGGGTTATAAAAAAAGATTATACAATGAAACTTATAGATGTAACAGCAGAAAGAGTTATAGAAAAAGATAGAGTGGATATTAAAAAAATATTACTTTCTAATGAATCCCTTAAAGAACTTAGTAATCAAGACCTAAGAAGTCTTTTTTCATATTGGTCTAAATATATACCTCAACATAAACAAAGTCCATCTTGTCAAGGTTGTCGTAATGCCGTATATAATTTTTGGTATAAAGTAAAGCAGCATTGGGAAAAAGAATAAATGGCAGAAAGACAGAATAAAATAGAAGTGGTATATGAGTATTTAGAACTAATGGAAAAGGAGGTTACATTAAGAATACCCGATAACGCAACAATAAAAGATACCATATTACATTTATTAGAAAGAGGTCTCATTCCGCCAAAGAAAGTTAGGAATTATATGATAGTAAAAGATTTTGATAGTCTTTTAGTCTCTAATGAAGGTAACAGAACTCATACGTTTATGGATATATCTATAAAGTATGAGATAACAGAAAGGCAAGCACAAACAATAGTTTATAAAGAGAGGGGAAAACAATCTCCTCATTATAACATTAGTTACTAAACATCTATTAAAACTATTTCCTAAAACTTCATAAATCTTTTTTTATCTATTCTTATATTTGCAAAATGCAAAAAGAATGGTATAAGATTAAAAATAAGTCATCTGAAGTTTCAGATGTTTATTTATTCAACGATATAGGTACTTTCGGGATAACAGCTCAAAGCTTTATTGACGAAATTAAACAATACGAAGATAGAGAATTAAACATACACATTAATAGTCTAGGAGGAGAAGTTTTTGAAGGTATGGCTATTTATTCTATCATTCAAAGAAGAACATCCAAGACAACAGTTTATATTGAAGGAATAGCAGCAAGTATTGCTTCTGTTATTGCTTTAGCGGCAGATGAGGTTATAATGAGTGAAAACTCTTTACTTATGATTCATAACGCTTGGGGAGGAACTCAGGGGGAAGCTAAAGATATGAGAAAACAAGCTGAAATTCTTGATAAAATTACAAATGAAATTGCTGAAGTTTACGTTAAGAAAACAAAAATCCCCTACAACGAAATTGTAGAAATGATGGATGAAGAAACTTGGCTAACAGCAGAAGAAGCAGTAGCGTTAGGGTTCGTGGACTCCATCTCCGAGCCTATTAAAGTCGCTGCGAAGTATGATGTTTCAAAATATAAGAACATCACAAATAAAAAGGTGGAACAAATTTTAAGTTTAACAAAAAAAAGAGAAATCAAAATGACGGAAGAATTAAAAAATTGGTTTAACTCAAAGGTTGAGGAAATCATTGCTAAGGTAAAAGATAGTAAAGATGTTGAAACTGTTGAGTCTGTTAATGTTGAGGTAAAGCTTGCTGACAATGAAGAAATTATGAATAAATTTTCTGATTTAGACGGGACTATATCAAAACTTAACAATTCTATTGGAGAATTAGAGGGAGAAAAAGAAACTCTAATTGCAGAAGTAGAAAGAATGAATGCTTTATTAAGTAAGGCAGATGCAAAAGGTACGGATGTGTCTACAGACGGAGACCCTAGTGTAGTAGAAAATAAAGTTGTAGACATTAACGCATCATTCTTCGACAACTTAGTCGGAATGATAAAATAATTAATTTAAAAAATAAGAAAAAATGGCAAATTTAGCAGATAATGGTTTAGGGGGTACTTATGTAGGTGGTTACGCAGCAGGAATCCTTTTAGAGCCAATGTTCCGTTCAGATGAAATTATGAGAAATTACACTCTTTATCCGAATGTAAAGTACAAGCAGAACATTATGATGGCAAACAAATTAACAGACATCACAGCAATTAATGATGGATGTGGAGCAAACCTTTGTACAGGGGCAAACTTGAACGATTTTGATATTACTCAAAAAGTTCTTGAAGTAAAAAATGTTTCAGTTAAACAAACTCAATGTTGGGATGAGTTCAAAGCAGAAGTAATTAGAGAGTCTTATAATGCAGGTATCAATATGCCTGACTTAAACGGAACTCAATTAGCACAAATTATTGGGAAAAGAACACAGCAAGGTATCCAACACGATACAATTAGAAATATGTGGGCAGGAGATTCTGCTTTAGTAGGGGCTAACGCTAACTGTTCTTATGGTTCAATGGGAGATGGTCTATGGAAATTATTATCTGTAGCTACTGCGATTGGTGGTGCAACAGGATTAAGAGAATTTACAGCAGCAACTACAGCAGCAGCTAATCTTGTAGCAGTAGGAGCGACTATAACACCTGCAGATGCAGAATTATTATTAAGAAGTGTATTTGATGGAGCACCTGCAGAATTACAACAAACTCCTGCAGGAGAAAAGAAAATGTTTGTAACTCCAAATATATACAATGCTTACTTTGGTGCTTTAACAGCACTTTCCCCTTCAGTAGGAGCAGTTGATTACGGACACTCAGAAGCTCAATCAGGAGCTAATTATACAACATTAAGATTCAGAGGTGTAGAGGTTGTTCCAATGTATGAGTGGGATACTTCATTTACTGCATTAGCAGCAGCACCACCTGCATTATTTACTACTACAGGAGCTAATCAGAGTACTCAAGGTTGTATTTATGCAGCTAAATCTAACTTATTTATAGGTTCAGATGTTACTGCTCCTGAGAACAACTTCAAAATGTTCTATGACGAGTCAGCAGAAGATATGAAAATTAGAGCTTACTTTACTATGGGCTTCCAATTCGGTTGGAACTCTTTAGTAAATGGAGGAATGCTAGTATAATCAATTAATAGAAGTGGGGGCGTCAAAACCCCCACAACTTTAACCTTAAAAAAATAAAATAAAATGGCAATAGATACAGGTATAGCATTAGATTGTGCAGCATTAGTAGAAGTAGGAGGATTAAATAATATTTTTGTAACAGATATTGAAAACTTAACTGCGGTAACAGAAGGAGCAGCAGGAACTCACGAGTATACAGCACTTACTTATGGGACTTGGGCAATGTTTCAGTTAAAACCAAATACAGCAACTTGGGGAACAACTTCCACTAAAGAAAATGGTGTTACTAAATTTGAAACTACAGTTTCTTGGTATATTCCAAATATTACTTCAGCAACATCTGCAATATTAGAAAATATGAAAAACAAGTGTATTGTAGCAGTTGGAGAATTTAGAAGTGGAACTAGTTTGACTTGTGGTATTAGTGAAACTTATCCAGGAACAGGAGCAGGTGCAGAATATTGGAAGTACAATAAAACTTATGCTTCAATGACACTTGAATCTACAAGTGGAGCTGATTTTGTTGATGGAAATGGAGCTACAGTTACTTTAGTAGCAACTTCTTTTGAAACTCCAAGAACTTATGCAGGAACAATTACTTATGCAGCAACAAATGACCAAGCAGCATTAGCATAGTCTGAAACTGCTGAGTTAATTAAATAATAAAAGCGAGAGGCGTAAAAACCTCTTGCTTATATTTTTTTGCATATGTGTAAGTGTAATGAAAAAAATAGTGTAGATTTACAAATAATTAAATTATATTTAAGTATGGCAAAGTATGAGGTAAAAAAGAAGTGGCTAGGAAAGGGTTCTTGTAGTCAATTTCAAGACGGAAATGGAGGTACTATGACTATATGTTGGGATAATGCTAGCGAGTCAGATATAGCTAGAGCTTACGAAGAATTCAATAACGCAGAAGCTTTTATAAATAAAACGGAGAAATCAAGTGAGAAAAAAATCAGTAAAGCCAAAAAGCCAAGTAAAGACATCATCGAATAGTAAGGATAATGTATATGAGTTTGGTGTATTTAATTTAGCAGTACCTCAAAATATATCAGAACCAAAAAATATTAAAACTCTTAGTACTAAGTATGTTCCATTTGGAGATGATAACTTATTTCCTCAGTATTTAGCTGAGTTAAAAAGAAAATCATCTACTAATCGTTCAGTACTTGCTCAGAAAACTATATTCACAAGTGGTGCTAAGTTTGTCTGCAACAATCCTGAACTTGAAAGGTTTGTAGAAGATGTAAATGCAGACCACGAATCATTAAGAGATGTTTTTAAAAAACTTGCTGATGATTACTATACATTTGGAAACTCTTATATGGAGTGCGTTATATATGATGGAGGTATAAATCTATATCATTTAGACGCAACAAAAGTAAGAATTTCAAAAACCAATAAAGAAATATATATCAATTCTGATTGGTGTAGATATTGGGACAATGACGAAAAAATAACAAGACTTCCTATATACCCTAGAGTAGCACACAATAAATTTGTAGTTCATTTTAAAGACTACGAACCTACATTCAATTTTTATGGTCTTCCTGATTATGTTGCTGCATTAGAACATATTGCAGTTGATTTTGAAATTGGAAAATGGAATCATACTAAATTTAAAAATGGTTTTCAGCCTTCAGCAATCGTTGAGATTAATGGGGATATGGGAGAAGAAGAAGCTAAGAAATTAGTTAAAGAAGCACAAAAGAAATTTGTAGGAGAGGGAAATAATGGCAAGATTATGTTTATCGTTAAAAACGGAGATACTACTCCTGCTAATATTCAGGTTATAAAAGACGACCAAGAAGGAAGTTGGTTAGACTTACAAAGAGTTACCGACCAAAACATAATAACAGCTCATAGATGGCAACCTTCCTTGAGTGGTATTGTTAGTTCAGGTAAAATGAATAATACAGGAAGTGAAATTAGGATAGCTTATGACTTAGCTATGACTACAGTTATTAAAGACACATCTGAATTACTGTTAAATGGGATTAGAAAGGTTTTATATAATGAGTTAGGATTTGACCCTAAAGACTTAAAAATACATTATGAGCCACCTGTATCTTATGCTAATGAGATAGATGTTAAAACTGTTCTTACCATAAACGAACAAAGAAGAATGTTAGATGAAGACTTGCCAATGCTAGAAAATGGAGATATGTTTATTGCAGACAGAGAGGTAATAATTACTGATGATAATGAGATTGATGAACAAGAGAATTATGAATTGGAAGATGAAGAGGATTATGATGAAACTATAATAAAAGAATAATATGGCAAATTTAAGACAATATATTCCATTAGCAACAGCAGGAGAGGTAATATCTCAATCATTTACTAATGCTAATACAGACCCTTATTTAATATCTAATGACACGATTGTTATGGCTGAATTGGCTCATATAAAATCATTAATAGGTGTTAAGTTTTATGGAGAGCTAAAGCTACAAAACAACGCAGGAACATTAACTACTGCTAATCAAGACCTTATGACTTATTATCTTATTCCTGCTTTATGTTGGATGACTAGATTTGAAGTTATATTAGAAATACAAAATAACAGTTCTTCAGCAGGTGTTGTTACAAATTTAGACGAGTTTGCTGCTGCAGTTAGTCCTGCCGAATTAAACGTATATAGACAAAGTACTTATAGGAAAGGTCAATTATTTTTAACTGATATGATGGATTATATAAATGGAACTGACCAAGCAGGATTGTTTCCTACTTATGATGCTAACAAAGGCTGTTCAGGTAATGAGGTTTGGAAAAATCATGGAATAATAATGTATGATAGTATATATGATAGAAATATGTATGGTGTTTGTGGCTCTTGCTATAACAATGGCTATAATAATACCTATAATAACGATTGTAATTGTAATTAAAAAATTATAAAATGGCAAGTAACGAACACGCATATTTAAGTGAACCTAATCTTCATAATCCTAAAGGATTATCTTTAGCCAATAATGATACTTTATGCTCTAAGAATAACTCAGGACAATTAGAGTGGGTAAGTAAATCATATATAAAAACAGATACTATTATCAATACGGGGTACTGTACTTTAGCTACTAATTATAAATTTCCATCTTCAGTTAATAATAACAATAAAGCTCCATTTGATATGAATCAAGATTATGGCAGCCCTACAATAAGTTCTGTAACTTTAGTAAACCAAAACCTATTCTTTAGAATCTTTGCTCCTTGTGCATCTCAAGATGCTGTAATAAATAGATGTAGAATTCAGGTTACAAATGATGCAGATGTAGACACTACGTTTTCTGTGGCTTTAGTAAAGTATACGCCTATTAATTCAGCAACAACAGTATACCCTACTGTTTTATTTGAAAAGGTAGTTCAAGGAATGGATAGTAATGATAAGGTACTTACAACTGATTTAATAGTTCCTAGTGACTTTACAAATACAAATATATCTAAAGGAGACCATATTTTTATAATGGCTAAGGGAATTGTGGATGGAGAACTTACCTCAGTAGGAAGTGCATCTACAGTAACAGTAATAACAGAGTTAGGGTATTCTACAAATTAAATGAAAACAACAATACAAGATAGCGTGAAAGAAACAGTACTACTTTGGACAACAAATTTAGGAGCAATAGGAATAGGAATTGCAGACTTTAATGCTATATTGACTACAATATCACTTAGCTTAGCTATAATAATTACATTATATAATCAATATAAAAAAACAAAAAAATAAAATAAAATGGCAACAACAATAACACCAAGCGATTTTTCTGTATCTATAAACGATTCTATAGTTTTAAATTCCAACTCTTATGGTGGAACATCATCTTATGTAGCTAATGATTGTGATGCTGCAGACCAAAGAATATTTAATGTAGCTCTAAAAGCTGCTGAAGGAGCTTTAACCTGGACTAATTTATTTTGGTATCAAACAGCTAATCAACAAGGTCAAGGTATAGCAAGTCAGTTTAAATACGTAAGAGTAACAAACTTAGACGACGAAAATTATATTCTATTGAATATTGAGTCTCAAACAGCAAATAACTCTATTACAGTAAAACTAGAAGCAGGGGAATCATTTTCTTTACAGAATGGAAAACTATTAGCTTCTACTAGTGCAATAGCAGAATCATACCCTGTCCCTGTAGATGTTGAATTTATAAAGGCTGCTGCTGATACGGCTGCAGTAGATGTAGAAATTTTAACAGTACTTAAGACTACGTGATAAAAATAATAAAAGAATTTATATTAAAGATGATTAAAGAAGAGTGCAATAAAGAAAAAGCAGGTCTCTTAATTATTCGAGATACGTTTACAGAAAATTCAGTTATAGGTAAGCTCTACTGTAATGGAGAATTTATTTCCCATACTTTAGAATTGCCTTGGAATAACAATAAAAAAAGAGTATCTTGTATACCTAAAGGAGATTACAAATGCAGGGTAAGATTAGCTAGAGAGAGCGGAAGCAGAGACTATGTTCACTTGCTAGTAGAGAATGTAGATAGCCGTTCTCACATCTTATTCCACAGGGGTAATGTCCCATCCGATAGCAAAGGATGTATATTAACAGGCTCTCATAGAGCAGAAGAACCTGACAAAATTTTAGATAGTAAAATAGCTCACACTTATTTAATGAAATATATATTAGGTAAGAATCTAAGTTTAAACATAAATTTAATAATTAAAAACAGATAAAATGAAAAAATTTCTAAGTAAGTTCTTAATCGGACAAATGTTCAAGAGTAAAAAGTTTTGGTATGCAGTAGGTTCAGTATTAGTTCCCGCATTGGTAACTTTTCTAGGTGTAGATATTTTAGTTGCTGAACAAATATTCCAAGCTTTATTAGTTTTAATATTAGGACAAGGAATTGCTGATATTAAAAAATAAATTAGTATATTTGCCTACCATTTGCTAGTTACATATGGTATTCTTAGTTTGATAATAGTTTTAGTTAGAAGAAAGGGGGGTAGTTTCCCCTTTTTTTGCGTCTTGTTTATAATTTTTTTTGTACCTTGTGCAACCTAAAAACACCTTGAAACTGCTGTGTATGTGCATAAGGCGTTGAAACTGCTGACATTACAAACTAATAAATTTTAAATGAAAGAATATGGACGAAGATTAAGATTATCTACTGATGAAGAAAATCTTATATATAAGCACCGAGCAAAATCAGTAGACAATATCAATGATAACTCAGCATTAGACCTGCATTTATCTGAAAGAGGGATAGAGCAAAAAGATGTTGTTTCCGTTAAGCATTGGCAATCAGCAAGTGGAGATTATAGATTCTCAATAGTTACAAAAGAAGACT